TCAGTCGGGTGCGGCAAGTGCCCCTGGGTACTTCTCCAGGAAGCTCTGAATGAGACTGTCGCTGGCTTGAATTGACAGCTCACAAGCGCGCAGTACGTCGTCCGCATAGTCTCCGTACTTGGAAAGGAGGTCGCTCTGCATTCCTGTGTTCCAATGCAGAATGTTAATCTGACACTCGGCATTGTCGATGATCATTTTGGTGATCCGTTCCACCTCATCGGGGGACTGGGCAAATCCTGGCAACGCCGAGGCGGCGACCAACAAAAGCGTTCTTGCAAATCTCATGTCAAACTCCGGACTAAAATAGGGATGTACTGAAAGCTCTATTTCCACAAGTGCCCTGACCAGACCACCTCGCCCAGGATGTTCTGCGAGATCGCGTTCATGGCGGGGCCGGTGTGGTACTCGGGCGGGTAGCGTTTCTGATCGGGGTTGTCGCTGCGGGCGATGATCGCTGTGCCTGGGAGCAGTTCGAGGCGTTTGACCCGCGTGCCGTCCTCCGGTGCGTTGTAGACGTAGAGCTTGCCCGAGGTAATCTCGGTCCGGTGCCGGTCGATCATGACCAGGTCACCGTCGGAGATTGCCGGCGCCATGCTGTCACCCTTGGCCGTGATCAGGATGCAGCGGTCGGGGCGGAGGCCGGTTTCGATCAGCCAGTCGCGTGGAACCGCGAGGTGATCCTTTGGCGGGGCGTCGAGGTTGACCACGCCGTGCCCGGCTGCGGCGCTGGCCTCGTAGCGCGCGATGGTGGCGAAGCGTTCGCCGTTGAGCTCTGTGGTTGGTTCAACGGAGCGCGGTGGGCCGAAGGAAATCTCGATCCCAAGAGCTTCACAGACTTCAGAAATTTTTGCGAGCTTCGGACCGGCGCCGTTTTTATTCCTCGGGTTTAGAATGTTCCTGAGTGTGTCGGGTGGCAGGTTGTAGGCTTGCTCAGCAGCAAATGGCTTCATGCCCAGCTGTTCAAGCCGGTCTCTGATTGCTTGTTCGAACCGCATCTTAACATCCATGTCATCGGTACATGTACCGAGTAAAATTCTGCTTGACTATCGGTAACTGTACCAAATACTAATTAGGTATGCATACCGAGGCAGAGCAATGAAATCAATCCGCAACCTTGTGACCGACGTTTTGACGTTGGCGGGAGCGTATACAGCGCACACCGGTCTGGCAGAGAGCACAGTCTCGACCTTGGCCTTGAATGACGGAAAGCGTCTTCGTGTGTATCGCGAGGGCACTCCAAAAGGGCGGCCAGCTTACATTACGCCAGACCGCTTCCTTTCCGCCCTGACCTGGTTCTCCGAGAACTGGCCCACCGACCTGGAATGGCCTGCGGAGATCGAGCGTCCCGCCGCCACGACCGCCAGCAAAGGAGCCGCGTGATGCCCCACGGCTGGTGGATGATCCCCCTTGGCTTTGCCGGGCTTTGCCTGTGGCTGGCCGTTCTCAAGCTGACAGGAGTGCTGTGATGTCCGAATTCACACCGAAAACCCTTCGTGGGTTCTTGGACCTCGATGCCGCGCGGGATTGGGCAAGGACGCGCAAGGCGTCACGCGTCGCGCAGGGTCGCGATCATGTCGCAGAGGTCCTCGATGGCAAAACAAGCCCGGGCGTCCTTTCCGACAGCATGAGCGTGCTGACCCATGAGGGCATTGATGATGCTGGTCGAAGCGTCATCGGGGCCACTGACATCCAACTCGCTGACGAGGAAGGCGACGGCCATGCGTAAGACGCGAACTTCCGCCTGCAACATGAGGATATCGACATCAGACCGGTCAGCTTCTTTCATCGCCTCACTCTCGTTTCACGACTCGCTCGAAGTCTACGGGCCGGTTGCCTCTTCATTCAACACGAAGAAATGCAGGGCATCGCTTCCCGCCAACGGGGAGGGCGCCTCATGCTGACCCGTGCCGACGTTGTCCTGCGCGCGCATATGGCGGGCGCGGGCCTCACCGACCGCGAGCGGATCGCCCTGGGCGCCACGCTGATCGAGACGGTGATCGATCCCCGCTATCACCCCGAACTGGCCTACACGGTCACGCATCTGCGCGACCATGCGGAGGCGCTCCGGGACGCGTTTTTTGACCTCGAAACACCGGACGGGCCTGGCACAGGCAAGGCCACCACTCACGAGCAGATGGGCCTGTCCGGATCCTGCGGTGCCCCGGCGCTGCAGCCCCTCACGCCGCGTGCCGCCAGCTCCTCCCGGTGGCGCGCGGCGTGGGACCGGATCGTCCGTGCTGAACAGTGGATCAGTGACAGCTGGATCGGCGAGGGGATCGCCGGTGTCTGCATCGCGATCCTGCTGATCGGCGCGTTGTTTGCCCCCCTGTTCCTGCCCGTTTGAAGGAGCGTTCAATGCCCCCTGAAACCCGGAAAACCCTGCGCGACCTGCGCCAGATGATCTCGAACGCCCGCGCCTATCGGCGCCTGGCGTCAGCGGCCAAAGAGCAGGGCCAGTTGCATTTTGCTGCCCGCCACATCGGGGATGCCCTGGTGCTGGAACGCGACGCCCTCGACCGGCTGAACGCCTTGGAGGCTAGCGGCACGCTGATCGCCATCGAGGCCCTGGTGGCCAGCGCCACCAGCTATGCACGGGAGCGGCGCCATGTCTGATCCGTTCGAAGTCAAGAAGACCGGTTACGGCTGGGCGGTGTTCGACCGCCGGACGCGCAAGAAGGTAACCAACCAGGTCAGTTCGCGCGATGTTGCCGATGAGCGCTGTAAGCAATTGAACCACGACGCGCGCCGCCGCCGTCGCCCCTGCCTTTGCTGCAGCGCGCCCTTCATCAGCGAAGGACCGCACAACCGCATGTGCAACGGGTGTCGGCGCGGAGCGGATCCCTTCGACCGCCGCCAAGGGCTGTCCGCATGAACCATGCCTCGATCAAGTCCGCGCGGCTGCAGCGTGTCCTCAAGGTGCTGAGCGACAAGCGCGAGCATTCCACGCTGGAGATCATGACGCGGGCCAAGGCGCCCGCCGTCAGCGCGATCATCTCCGAGCTGCGCTGCATCGGCGCGAAGATCGACTGCACCCGCCGCAGCGACGGGCCGAATGGCGAGCCCCGCTGGTACTACAAGATGACGAAAGGGCCGAGAACAGATGGCTGAGAACGAACAGAAGCCGTTGAGGGCGGCATTTACAGCTGCGGACAGAATTCAGGCGCAGTTGCCCGAGTTGCACGCGTTTTCCCTGGTCATGGCCGAGGTGTCCGAGGGGCGCGCGTCGCCGCCGAATGCCCTTCAAGCCATGCTGACGGCGCAGAAGGTCGAGGCTGTCGCGTTCTGGTTGGGTGTATTGCAGAACGCGCTTTGCGACCTGGAAACTGGTGCAGGGAGCAACGATGATTAAGCTGCTCCAGGAGGACCGCGCCTTCAAGCTCGCCGACATCCATGTCGGTGATCGGTTGCGTGGCTACGATGAAGATGCTGCCCGCGGTCTGGTGACGTCGTGGGCGGAAATCGGACAGAAGGATCCGATTGATCTTCGCTGGATCAAGCGGAAGAAGCGCTATGAGCTGCTCGACGGACGGCACCGGATCGGGGTTGCCCAGTTGCGAGGGGAAACCACGATCTGGGCGAAGGTGTGGGAGTGTAATGACTCTGAAGCCGAACTGATCGAGATCGATGGCCAGATCGGTCGGGCTGATCTCACGGCGCTCGACACCGCCGTTTTCCTTGCGGCTCGGAAACGGTTGTATCTGAAACTGCATCCCGAAATGGGCCAGGGCGGGTTCCGAGGGAACCAGCACACCGGAAATCTGGTCCCGGACATCGTGTCCTTCACCACATCGACGGCGCAAAAGTTCGGCAAAACGGAGCGACAGGTCCGCCGATGGCTCTTTGCAGGCGAGAGGCTTGGTCCAGACGAAGCATCGCGCCTTCGGCAGGCGCCGAAGCCCGTGACAATGCAAGACCTCGAAGCCATTTCCAGGATCAGCAGTCCGCCGGACAGATATGACGTGGTGAACTTGTTGGCGAATGGCGAGGCCAAAAGTGCCGCCGACGCCTTGCGCCGAGTGAAGGCCGCGCGCGGCGAAGGCCCCGCGCCGAAGGATGCCACCGACGCGGGCTATGCCCGCCTGTCCGATGCCTGGAAGCGCGCCAACAAGGCCGCACGTCGTCGGTTCCTGGAGGAGCACGGCACCGAGGTTTGGTCGCTTCTGGACGAAATGGACAAGGGGCTTTCCGAATGACGACCGCGCCCGCCCAGACCTGGTGGACGGCCACCGAGATTGCCGAGGCCCGGCTGCCCGACATGCCCACGACCAAGCGGCGCGTGAATGATCTCGCCCGTCGTCACGGCTGGGCCAGCCAGCCCGGCAAGGTGCGCCGCCGAAAGGGCAAGGGCGGGGGCCTCGAATACCATGTCAGCCTGTTCCCGACCCGGGCCAAGGTTGCGCTGAGCAAACTGCATGGACTGCATGACGCGGCCCAGGAGGCGCCCAAGCGGTCCCGCGACCAGGCCTGGGCGGAGTTCGACAAGCTGAAGGCGAAGGCCAAGGCCACCGCCGAGACGCGCCTGACGGCGCTGCGCGAGGTCGATGCGCTGGAACGCGCGGGCATGACCCGCACCGAGGCGGTGCGCGCCGTGGTCCTGCAGACCGGCAAGTCGGAAAAGACGCTCTGGAACTGGCTGGCCCTGGTCGAGGGCATCGCGCCCGAGGATTGGCTGCCCTACCTGGCGCCCGCGTCAGGCAAGGGGCGCAAGACGCAGACCCCTCTGGACGAGCAGTTCCTCGACCTGGTGAAGACCTATTTCCTGACCAAGTCGCAGCCGCCTTTGACCGCCGCCTATGACTGGGCCGAGGAGGTGGCGCAGAAGGAGGGGATCCCGGTCGCACCGCTCTGGAAGGTGCGCCGCACCATTGCCGAGACCGTGCCCGAGCATGTGCAGGTCTACCTGCGCAAAGGTGCCCATGCGCTGAGCCGGTATTTCCCGCACCAGACCCGCGACAAGACCTACATGCATGCGATGGAGGCGGTGCAGACCGACTATCACAAGTTCGACGTCTTCATCCAATTCCCGGACCGCGAGAAGCCGGGCCGGATCCAGATGATCGCGATCTCGGACATCTACAGCGGCAAGTTCCTGGCCTACCGCCTTTCGGAGACGGCGAACGGGCACACGGTCCAGCTCGCCTTTGGTGACCTGGTCCGCCGCTACGGCATCCCGCAGCACTGCCTGATGGATAACGGGCACGAGTTCGTCAACAAGCTGATGGCCGGCCAGGTTGAGCACCGCAAACGGTTCAAGCAGGTGCAGGGCGAGGTGCTGGGTCTCTTCCCGCTCCTGGGGATCGAGCTTCACTTCGCGACGCCGGGCTGGGGCCAGGCCAAGCCCATCGAAAGGGCGTTCAAAGACCTTTGCGACCGGGTGGCCAAGAACCCGGCCTTCGTCGGCGCCTATACCGGGCGCAACACGGTCGAGAAGCCGGAGAACCACGGCGCACGGGCCATCCCGCTGGAGGACTTTCGCGCGGTCCTGGAGCGCGAGATCGCGGCGCATAACGCCCGGCGGGGCCGGCGGTCTGAAGTGGCCAATCAACGGTCCTTTGACGAGGTGTTCAACGAGAGCTACGCGGTCTCCCCGATCACCAAGGCCACCGAGGAACAGCAGCGCCTCTGGCTGATGCGGGCCGAGGGTGTCCGGGCGGATCGCAAGAACGGCGAAGTCTCGATCTACGGCTCGCGCTACTGGGCCGAGTGGATGTGGCAGATCGCGGGCAAGGACGTCACCGTGCGGTTCGACCCGGACGATCTGCAAGCGGGCCTGTCGGTCTACGAAATGGACGGCACCTTCCTGGGCGATGCGCCGGTCCTGAAGCCCGGCAAATTCTTCTCGGTGGCGGATGCCAAGGATCATGCCCGCGACAAGAAGGCGTTCAAGCGCCTGACGCGAGAAGCGGCCCGCATCGAGAAGAAGATGACCGATGCGGCTGCGGCCAAGCGGCTGGCGGCGGCGCGCGAAGATGCGCCGGGCGACGGATTGCCGGAGGCCGGCGTGATCAAGCTGCCCAAGATGCACCCCTCGGCCCCGAAAGGCGGGCGCCGCCGGGCCGTTGCCCCCGAGGAGGAAGACCGCCTGAGCGCGCGGGTTCTGCAAATGCAGGAGCACAGGTCCGCGCCCAAGCCCGACGTCTGCGATCCGGAAGAGAACTTCGCGCGGGCGATGGAGCTGGAGCAGATGCAGGCGGACGGCCAGCCCATGACGCCCGAGCAGGTGGACTGGCTGGCCCAGTACCAGACCACATCGGAATACCGCGGCCGTCTGAGCATGTACCGGGCGCTGGGTAAGAACAACGAATGAAAAAGGAGCAGAACATGCAAGGCGATCTGGCCCCCCTCCGCAATGTCGCGGCCCTGCTGGAAATGGTCGACCAGCTGCAGCACCGCAGCGTCACGCTGCCCGGGATCGGTGTTTTCTTCGGGCGGCACGGCGCGGGGAAGACCTCGGCAACGACCCTGGCCGCGAACGAGTACAACGCGCATATCGTGCAGGCCAAGAGCACCTGGACCCGCCAGCACATGGCCGACGTGCTGCTGGAAGAGCTGGAGATGAAGGGGGTGCGCGGCACGCTGCCCCGCAAGGCCGACGCGATCAGCCGTGCCCTGGCCCTCTCCGACCGCCCGCTGATCATCGACGACGCGCAGTACCTCATGAAGTCCGGCATGATGGACGTGGCCCGAGACATCTACGAGGGCTGTTTCACGCCGCTGATCTTCGTGGGGGAGCCGGACTTCGAGGCGAACCTGACCAAGTGGCCGAACATCTACGACCGTGTCCTGGTCAGCACCGAGACCTTGCCCTGCAACGCGGCCGATGCTGGCCACCTGGCGCGCATATACTGCGCCGGGGTCGAGGTCTCGCCCGACGTCCTCGACGAGTTGCTGCGCCTGACCGATGGCAGCGCGCGCAAGCTGAGCGTCAACTTCGAGAGGATCCGCGAGGCGGCGCGACGGCGGGGGCAACGCCAGGTCGACACCGACTTCCTGTCGCTGGTGAAGCTCCACGGGATCGGCGGCGCGATCAGCGCCCAGTTGGGCAACCAGCGCAAGCGGGGGGCGGCATGAGCCAGGACTTCCGCAGCCCGATGGAGCGCGATGCCTGGCGTAAGGTCGAAGGGCTGGCCGAGTTCCATTGGAAGGACCTCGAAGAGATGAACATGTGCGCCGAGACCGCGCAGAAGTTCATGCGCCGCTGGGCGCGCCTGGGGTGGATCCGGGTGTCCCGCAAGGACGGCCATCGCAAGATCTACGTAAACGCGGCCCGGGCAATCCCGGTTGTGCCGGCGGTGAAGGCCGATCCGACGCCCGAGGGAAACATGTGGCGCGCCATGCGCCGTATGCCGAACTTCACCCCGACCGACCTGGCGGCGCACGCCAATGCGGGCGGTGTCGAGGTCACCGTCGAGAAGGCCCGGTCCTATTGCCGGTCGCTGCTGGCGGCGGGCTACCTGAAGGTGCGCGAGACCGCGATCCCGGGCAGGCGTCAGCCGCGCTACCAGTTGATCCGCAACACCGGCCCGCAGGCCCCCGTGGTGCGCCGGGTCAAGGGCTTGATGGACCCGAACGAGGGCGAGTTCCAGCCGTTGAACGGTGGCACATCATGAGCGCGCTGGAGAAAGCTCGCATCGGCTGGGGCGCGGAGATGCCAGCCTGGATCCGCGAGCTGGCCGAGGAATGCGACCGCACCAGCCAGAACAAGGCGGCGCTCCGGATCGGGCGCAGCGCCTCCCTGGTCTCGACCGTCCTGGCCCGGACCTACACGGGCGACATGGCGGCGGTCGAGGAGCGGGTGCGCGGCGCCCTGATGGGCGAGACGCTGGTCTGCCCGGTCCTGGGCGAGATCGACAAGAAGGTCTGCCGCGACTGGCGCGGGCGCTCGACCGCCTTTTCGTCGCGCAACACCCGCGCGGTCCAGATGTTCCGCGCCTGCAATCGCTGCCCCATGAACAAGGAGACCCGGAATGCCTGACACCCCCATGACCGAGGCCGAGATGCTGGCCAAGGCTGGCTCGGCCATCGCCAAGATCGACCGCAGCGGCCTGCGTGGCGCTTCGATGGTGACGATGGAAGAGACCATCGCGATGGCCGCGCTGATCGAATGCCCGGGCGCAGGCCCACTCTGCCAGCGGGCTTATCACGAAGGGCAGATCGGCACCGTCGATGCCGCGCGGGCGGCGGGAGTGGCGCTGTGAACAGGACTGCGGCGCAACTGAAAGACGATTGGCACAAGGCTGACGACGCGGGCGACATCGAGGCGCGCGCCCGGATCGGTCGGGAAATGGCTGACCGCTTCCCTGAAAACCCCGGCTGCGCCCGCCGCGCAGCGATCGACATCGCCGTAGAAGAGGAAACCGACCAATGACCGAGCAGAGCATCCCCGGCGTCATCGACATCGATGGCACCCCGCACATGAAGGACGCCAAGGGGCGGCTGCAGCCGCTCTCGACCGTCAAGACCCAGGACCAGCTGCAGGACGAGGTGGTTCGCAAGGTGATCGGCTACGCCAAGGAACTGAGCTGCCAGGTCAGCCGGTTCAAGAACCATACCTTCGAGGATCTCTCGGGCTTCGAGGCGCTGCTGGCGCAGGAGTACGGTGAGACCAAGGGCGGTGCGAAAGGCAACAAGACCTTCATGAGTTTCGACGGCACGATGAAGGTGCAGGTCCAAGTGGCTGACCAGATCGACTTCGGCCCCGAGCTTCAGATCGCGAAAGACCTGATCGACGAGTGCCTGAACGAATGGGCCGCGGATGCGGGCGACGAATTGCGCGCTGTCGTGACCCGGGCTTTCAACACCGACAAGGCGGGTCAGATCAACCGCGCCGAGATCTTCATGCTGCTGCGCCTGGAGATCGCGGACGAGCGCTGGAAACGGGCGATGGAAGCGATCCGGGATGCCATGCGCGTCGTCGGCTCCAAGACCTATGTCCGCTGCTACCAGCGCGACCACGGCGAGGCGCCCTGGGAAGCCATCACCATCGATCTGGCCAAGGCGTGAGGGAGCGGGTGATGGCATACCCTCGCAGTGAAAAGGACGCGCGTGCCCGGTCGATTCGCAAGCTGAAGGCACTGGAGAAGCGGGCCAGGAGCACGCTCTACGAGATCGCCGGGTTCTTCGAGGAAGGGCCGGTCAGTGCCGACATCGACCGCTTGCTGGACGATCTCAGCCAAGGCTTCACGGCACTCAAAGCATCGATGGACGATGAGGTCGACAGGGCGAAGGAGAGGGCGTGATGGTCGTTGCGGCAATCGATCTCAACGTCATCGTCCCGGCGTCGGAAGAGGCCCGTGATCGCGGCTGTGTTTGCCCGTCACCAGAAGACTGTGGCAGCCCGACGTTCCCCGCTGTCGTGCTGTCCTGCGGTGGCCACCTGTTCGATCCCTCGTGCCCGGTTCACGGCCGCGCCGTGACCGCCGAGGTCCAACGCATGATCGGAGCCCGCCAATGATGATTTCTCACTGGGCCAAGGTCCGATCCTACAGCTCCACCAGCAGGTCCGGAAAGCACGTTTTGAAGATCGAGCTGGAGTACCAGGACCCCTCGCACATGGGCTTCGACATGAAGGAGCTCGACGAGATGATCTCTAAGGCGAAGACGCCCCCGAAACGCCAGAGGCGGCTCGCACTTCCTGCGCCGGACGAAAGCCAATGACCGCCGCCCCGATCAGCCTCCTGTCAGGGCCGAAACGCGCGCAGAGCCTTCAGGGCGCCGTCGATCTGGGCCTTGGCAACGCCGGTGTTGTCGCGTGCCAGGCGGGCGTCGAGTTCCGCGATCAGCTCGTCACGCGTGATCGCATCCTGTTTCTCGAACAATTCGAGGAGGACCTGGGCAAGGTACTGGGGCCACATGCTCTCGAAAACCTCTCGTGTGTCGGCGAGGAACCTGTCCTCGGGTCTGTCGTCACTCATCGAATTCGTCTCCGTAAGTCCGGTTGCGGTGGCGATAGGCGGCGGGGGGCGTTGGCGCGCCCCTCGTCGCCGCCTGTCTACCACGCCGAGGGAGACCTCGCCACACGGAGGGCCGCAGCATGACCGTCAAGCAGATCAATCAGGATGAGCTAAACTGCCCGGCCTGCGATGACGAACCCTTGATGCAGGTCGGTGGGTTCACGAGCGACGACCTGGCAGACGGCGTGATCATCCGCTGCCCGGCCTGCGGGTTCCAGGTCGCGGGGCCGGAACCAAAGTACCTTGAAGCGCTGCTCAGGCTCGCCTGGGACTGGCACCCGCTGGATGTCTGTTTCGAAGACGAGGTGTCTCCATGACCGCCAATATGATCCGCACTATCCACGTCGGTTGCCGTCAGCTCGGGATCGACGCAGACACCCGGCACGATCTGCAGTTGCGCCTGGTGGGCAAGGCGAGCCTTTCCGACATGTCCGACGATGAGCGCAAGCGCATCCTGGACGAGCTGAAGGCGCGCGGGTTTCGACCCCAGTCGGGCAAGCGCCCCAAGGCGCCCCGAGCGGACCTGCGCTTGGTGCATGTCCTCTGGGCGAAGCTGGGTCACGCAGGTGAGCTGAAGGACCCGACACGGCAAGGGCTGAACAAGTTCATTCAGAAGCGGTTCGGCGAGGCCTGGGGCTTTGTCCCGGCCGACATCGACGGGCTGCGGGATCACGACAAGATCGACGCGGTGCTGCAAGCGCTGATCCAGTGGGGCAAGCGCGCCAAGATCGATTTCGACTGGACGAGGATCGGCAAATGAAGAAGCCGCGCCACAGGGTCACCGATCATGCCGTCCTGCGCTACCTGGAACGGGTGCAGGGCATCGACATCGAAGCCCTCCGGCGCGAGTTGGGCGCGCGGATCGACGCCGCCTGCGAGGGCTTCGAGGGCATGTGTGCCGTCAACATCGAGGGCATCTCGTTCCGCCTGAGCCAGAACGGCAATGTCACGACATGTTTCGAGCAGAACCGTCCAGAGAAGGGCCACATCGGCCCACCCCGGAAACGTGACATCGAATGAGTGAGCCGGTGGCATATCCCCGCCACCCGGCGCACCTGGACCCCTATATCGAGGTCCTTGGGCCGGCAATGGCTGTCCGCTTTCTCATCGAATTTGGTGGCTCGCCTCTCTATTTCCCCGACGACCCCCGCGGCCGCAGTGCGGCCGAGCAGCTGATCGGCGCGGAAAAGCTGCGGGCGCTGGGGGCGCGCATGCGCTCCAACCTGACCGAGATCCCGATGCCCAAGAACTGGCTGATCCGCGCATTGCATGCGGAGGGGCTGACCGTCGGGCGGATATGCCGCGCCCTTAAGACCAGCAGCACCAACGTCAAGCGCACCCTGCGCGAGGCAGGGGCCAGCAAGCCCCCTTCCGATCCGGATCAGCTGTCGCTGTTCTGACAACCTTCCCAATGTAGGCACCGGTTTCAACCCGGCATTCTGACCCCGTTCAACGGGGGTATCAGATGTCCACGAAACATGACGTGCGCCGGATGGCCGAGGAGATCGTCGCCCGCGAGGGCGGGTTCGTGAACGATCCCGACGATCCGGGCGGCGCCACCAAGTACGGCGTCACGATCCACACGCTGCGCAACATCCCCTGGGGGGATCTGGACGGTGACGGCGACATCGACGTCTTGGACGTGCGCGCGCTCTCGCGGGAGCATGCCGTCACGATCTTCGAGGAGCGATACTTCTTCGGGCCGCGCATCGATGAGCTGCCCGAGGCGCTGCAGGCAACCGTCTTCGATATGTATGTCAACGCCGGCGCCAACGCGGTGAAGATCCTCCAGCGTCTGCTCTGTGAAATGGCGCCTCCCGAAATCGCCATCGATGGCGTGATCGGTCCGCAGACCATCGCCGCCGCGAACCGGGCCTGGGAGCGGGCCGGGGCGTTCCTGGTCGATGCCTACGGGATCGAACGGCGCAACTTCTACTTCCGCATCGCCGACCGGCGCCCGGCCAGCCGCAAGTACGCCCGCACCCGGGCGGGTGGCAAGGGCGGCTGGATCATGCGGGCGGAAGAGTTCATCTCGCCCGATTACCACATGACGGAGGCCGAGTTCCGGGCGCGGGTGGCGGCATGGGGTTGATCGGGCAGATCCTCTCCACGCTCTTCGGTGGTGACCGCAACGCGGTGCGCGAGATGGCCGAGGTGTTCCGCGTCAACGCAGAGGCCGCGTCGAAACGTGGCCATGACCTGGACAGTGCCGCGCTAGAGCAGTTCGCCGCCGAATTCTGCCAGCGGACGCGCCGCACCTGGTGGGACAGCCTGATCGACGGTCTCAACCGTTTGCCGCGTCCGTTGCTGGCGCTTTGGGCGCTCTGGGTGCTGGTCTGGACCCCCTACGATCCGATCTTCATGGCGCAGGTCTTTGCCGCCTGGGCGGTGATCCCGCAGAGCGTCTGGGCGGTGATCCTGGTGATCGTTACCTTCTTCTTCGGTGGGCGCCAGCAGGTGAAGGGCCTCGACTTCCAGCGCGACGTGGCGGGCCTCCTGACCCAGACGCAAGCCGTCCTGAAGAGCCGCGCAAGCCTCGATGCCCTCGAAGCTGGCAAGGTGCGCCAAGTTTCGGCCCCCGTGCTTTCCGACAATCCCGCCCTCGATGCCTGGCGGGCGTCGAAGTGATCCAGAAAGGACCGACTTTGTGACTGCCTCCGATCTACTCGACATGGCCCTAAAGGCCATCCCGATCCTGCTCTCACTTACCGCCATGATCGTGGCGGTGATCCGCACTCGGCGGTCCGAGGTCGATGAGCGGTTCAAGGCCGGCTCCGACCGCATGGACCGGCACGAGGGCCGGATCGCGCGTGTCGAACAGACCATCAGCGGCATGCCCTCCAAGGATGACGTCCACAACATCCAGTTGAGCATCGCCGAGATGACCGGATCTTTGGGTCGAATGGAGGCCGTGATGGAGGGCAACGCCAAGATCATGCAGCGGCTGGAAACCATCGTCAGTCGCCATGAGGACCACCTTTTGAACGACAGGAACCGGCCATGAACGAGTACGCTGAAAAGCATGTCTATCCCGTCGCGCGCATCATGATGCTTCAATTGATGGACGCGGCCCCGGAAGGCGAAACAAATGCGCGGATGCTGACAGCGCTGCTTCAGGGGTCGAGTGCGGTGCTGTGGTTTGACCAGGTTGTCGAGCAGTTGAAATGGCTTGAGAAGGCTGGCCTCTGCACCGTTAGCGAGAAGTCCGAAATCATTTTGGCCAAGGTGACGCGGAGCGGGAGCCTGGTGGCTCAAGGATTGAAACGGGTGCCTGGTGTTGATCGTCCGCGGGGGGATGTTTGAGCCATGCCGCCGCCCAAGAAGCTGGACCTGATCCCGGAGGAGCTGCGCCGCTGGCTGGCCGAGGAGCTGCGCGACCGGGGTTATTCCGACATCGTCGGTGTCACGGAAGCGCTGAATTTCCGTCTGCAGGAGGCGGGTCTTGAACTGTCGGTGGGCAAGACGGCCGTCGGCGATTTTTCCAAAGCGCTGAAGGATCAGCGCGAAGCCTTCGCCATCGCCGAGACCCTGCTGTCGGATCTCGACATCGAGGCCGAGGGTGAGCTGCACAAGGTGCTGATGCAGATGATCGCCACCAGTGCGATCCACATGATCCAGTCGGTTCGTGCCGAAGATCAGCACCTCGACCCCAAGGACCTGATGAGCCTGGGCCGGATGCTCAAGGACCTCATGAGCAGTTCGGGCATGCGCGAGAAGCTGCTGGCCGATGAACGCGCCCGCGTCGCTCGCGAGGCGCGCGAGGCGGCACAGGCGGAGATGGACGAGGCGCTGGAGACCACGGCCACCGAGGCCGGGCTCTCGGCCGAGATGCTCGACCGCCTGCGCAAGGGCGTGCTGGGGCTTCGGTCATGATGAAGTGGTCGGACGAACAGGTCGACATGATCGCGCTGGTCGGTGACCACAACTGGCGCCGTGGGTCGAAGTGGCGGGCAGTGCTCGCCTGGGTGCTTGGCGGGCGAGAAAGGATCTCCACGCACCTGGGGGATGTCCTGGTCGTCAGCTGGTGGCGCGGTGAACCTTTCCTGATCGACATCATCTCAAAGCCCAAGAGCCTGCCATGACCGAACCGCTGCGCGCCACTGTCCTCACCGACCGGCAAGAGCATCGCCGCAGAGCTGATTGCGGCTCAATCTGGATCGCGCCCTGCGAGGAGGGCGAGGAGGCCGCGCTCTGGTTCGTCTGTCCCTGCGGGTGCGGCCAGGTCAGCCGGATCACGGTCGGCCACCGGCACAAGCCCAAGGCCCACGGTGCGACCTGGACCTGGAACGGGTCGCGCTCCGAGCCGACGCTGCACCCTTCGGTCAACGTCCACCGCAACGAGACCTGCGCCGGCTGGCATGGCTGGCTGCGGGATGGCTACTGGGAGGTGGCGTGATGGCAGAAAATAGTAAAATCGCCTGGACCACGCATACGTTCAATCCGTGGATTGGCTGTACGAAAGTCAGTGTTGCTTGCGACAACTGCTATGCAGAGGCATGGGACAACCGCTTTGGCGGTGAACGCTGGGGGCCGCACGCGGTAAGGACACGGACAAAGACCTGGGGCAACCCGGTCAAATGGAACCGTCAGGCGGAAGGTGCGGAGGAACGTCCGCGCGTGTTCTGCGCCTCGTTGGCCGATGTCTTCGACAATCACCGCAGTATCGAGAAGGCATGGCGGCGTGAACTATGGACGCTGATCCGGCAGTGCCCGAACCTGGACTTTCTGTTGCTGACCAAACGCCCGCAGAACATTACGCGGTTCCTACCTGACGACTGGGGCGACGGTTACCTGAACGTCTGGCTGGGATGCACGGTGGAGAACCAGGCAGAGGCGGATCGGCGGATCACGCACCTTACCGATGTGCCCGCCGTGGTCCACTTTCTCAGCATGGAGCCGCTGCAAGGGCCGGTCGACCTTTGGCCGTGGATCGATAGCCTTCAATGGGTGATCGTCGGGGGAGAAAACAGTCCCCGATACCGGCCAGCAGATCCAGACTGGTTCCGCAATCTTCGCGACACCTGCGCCGCCTCTGGCGTGCCCTTCCTGTTCAAGCAGTGGGAAGGTCGTAACCAGCGTGAAATCGAAGCAAAGGGTCGGGAATTGGATGGCGTCGTGCATGATGGCTATCCGCCGAGGACCTGCTGATGGCCTCTCCAGCCGAAATTGCCAACGACATGGACGCGCACGCGCGCTTCTGGGCAAAGCGCGACCGCGACATCGAGCGCGCCTGCCGAGAAGCCGCACGGATGATCCGCGCCTACCTGGATGGTGAACAGGTTGATGGGCGCTCCTACGGCGGACTGCATCGGCGCCTGTTGCGCCTCGGATCAGGCTCGCCGGATCGGATCATCATGGGATACCCGGATTTCGACAGGGCGCGGGACGTCCTGCACCAGCTGCGTGCGGAGGCCCGCGCCGCATGACCCATCCTGTCCTCTCCCGCAATCCCGAGGAACTCCCCGCCGATCTGCCGCGCGGCGGGGACATCCCGGCGGATCTCGACCCGCTCGCCGAGGGCATCCTCATGGAGCACCAGAAGACCTGGCTGGAGGATACCTCCGACCTCAAGGTCTGCGAGAAAGGGCGCCGGACGGGGATCACCTTTGCCGAGATGCTGGGCTGCACCCTGATCGCCGCCGCCCAACGCTCCGCCGGCGGGCAGAACTGCTTCTACATCGGTGACACCAAGGACAAGGGCCGCGAGGCCATCGGCTATGTCGCCCACTTCGCCAAGGTGGTGGCCGGCGAGCTGGGGCAGGTCGAAGAGTTCCTCTTCGAGGACCAGCAGCCCGACGGCACGACCAAGCAGATCGCGGCCTACCGCGTGCGCTTTGCCTCCGGGTTCCGTGTCGAGGCGCTGTCGTCGAACCCTGCCAACATCCGCGGCCTTCAGGGCACCGTTGTCATCGACGAAGCGGCGTTCCACCGCGATGTGCGCGAGGTCATCGATGCGGTGAACGCCCTGCTGATTTGGGGCGGCAAGGTGCGGGTGATCTCGACCCACAACGGGCATCTGAACCCGTTCAACGAGCTGATCCGCGAGGCCCGGGCCGGCAAGAACGGCTTCAAGGTTCACACCTACACCTTCGGTGACGCGGTGTTGAACGGCCTCTTCAACCGGGTCTGCCTGATGAAGGGCGAGACCTGGTCGCAGAAGACACAGGACGCCTGGGAGGCCCAGATCCGCAGCTCCTACGGCGCGCGCGACGCCGCGATGAAGCAGGAACTCGACGCGATCCCCTCGGAGATGGCCGGTGCCGCGCTGACGCGGGTGCAGATCGAGGCCTGCCTGGTCGAAGGCGCGCCTTTCCACCGCTGGCACCAGCCGGACGCTTTCAAGAACGCACCGGAGGAACAGCGCAAGGCCGAGACCTTGGCCTGGTGCGAGGAGCATCTGAAGCCGGTTCTCGACAGCCTGGACCCGAAGCGGCGGCACAACCTGGGCGAGGACTTTGCCCGGTCCGGCGACGCCACCGACATCGTGATCCTGGAAGAGGGCGAGGACCTGCGCCAGCGCTGCAGGCTGATTGTCGAGATGCGCAACATCCCCTTTGGCCAGCAGAAGCAGGTCTTCTTCTACATCGCCGACCGGCTGCCCCGCTTCATGAAGGGGGCCGTCGACAAGACCGGCAACGGTGCATACCTCGCCGAGGAGGCTGCCATGCGCTACGGCAGCCGGATCGAGGAGGTGAGCTTCAGTCGCGAATGGTACGCCTCCGAGATGCCCTCCTACATCGAGGCCTTCACCGACCGCACCATCGAGCTGCCCAGGCACGCCGACGTGCTGGCGGATCACCAGGCGCTGCAGTTCGTGGACGGCATCATCCGCGTGCCGCGCGACTTCCGCTTCAAGGGCAGCGACGGGCTGGACCGTCACGGCGACAGCGCCGTGGCCGGGGCGCTCGCCTGGTACGCCAGCCGGCAGACCGGCACCGAGATCGCCTACCAGCCAGTGACAGAACGCCGGGACGGTCCCGAGGACCGGGACAATGACCGGCCCTGGTGGCGCCAGCCGCTGGGCGCGCGCCTGCGCGGGGGGATCCTCTGATGCCCGCGCTGACAAAAGGCCCGAAGGGGCCGGGAGCAGTACCAATGCTCCCGACACGGGGAGCCAGCTATGCCACCCCGCCGACCGTCCTAACCGTTCGGCCGCCCGATGCAGACCCTGCACGGCAAGCGGTAAAGAGAAGGTTAACCGACATGAGCGATCCAGAAATGCGCCAGGCGCGACCCATCGCCCCCTACCTGGGCGGCAAGCGCAACCTGGCGAAACGGATCTGCGCGATCATCGACGCCACCCCGCACACCACCTATGCCGAGCCATTCGTCGGCATGGGCGGGATCTTCCTGCGCCGTCGGCGGGCCGTTCGGGCGGAGTTCATCAACGACTTCAGCCGCGAGGTCTACACGCTCTTCCGCGTCCTCCAGGAACACTACGTCGCCTTCCTGGACCTTCTGCGGTTCCAGATCACGACCCAGGCAGGGTTTGAACGGCTGATCGCCGTCGATCCGGACACCCTGACCGACATGCAGCGCGCTGCGCGGTTCCTTTTCCTGCAGCGCTGCGCTTTCGGTGGCAAGGTCAGCGGGCGGAACTTCGGCCTTTCAACCGACCGTCCCGCCCGGTTCAACCTGACCACGCTGGAGCCGGACCTCGAAGCCCTGCACGAGCGCCTTGCCGGGGTCACGGCGACCTGCCTGGACTTCGCGGAGTTCATCAGGCGGCTCGACCGCGAGGGGACGCTCTTCTACCTCGATCCGCCCTATTGGGGCAGCGAAGGCGACTATGGCAAACAGGCCTTCACGCGCGAACGCTTTGGCGACCTGGCCGATCAGCTCCGCCACGCCAGGGGGCGGTTTCTCCTGTCGATCAACGACGTGCCGGAGGTGCGCGAGATCTTCGACTGGGCCGAGCTGGCGCCGGTCCGGACAACCTATTCCGTCGCCAGGGGCGCAGCCCAGACCGGCCGGGGCGAGCTGCTGATCTCGAATTTCCCGCTCTCGGCCGATCCACCCGCAAAGGAGTGACCTATGACCCAACTGGTCGATCAATGGGGGCGTCCGGTCCGCAAGCGCGAGCTGACCCGCGAGGTGGCAGGCCCCTCCCTCACCGGCGTGCGTTCGCCGCTCACGGGCTATCCCGGTGACGGGCTCGATCCGCGCCGCCTGGCGAACATCCTGCGCGAAGCGGACGAGGGGCATCCCGAACGCCAGCTGGAACTGGCCGAGGCGATGGAGGAGCGCGACCTGCACTATGTCGGCGTGCTTGGCACGCGGAAGCGGTCTGTCACCCAGCTCGACATCACGGTCGAGGACGCCAGCTCGGAGGTGACCGACAAGCGGATCGCCGAGGAGCTGCGCACCTGGCTCCTGCGCGACGAGCTGGAGGAGGAACTCTTCGACATCCTCGACAGCATTGGCAAGGGCTATTCCTTCACGGAGATCATCTGGGAGCAAAGCGCCGGTCAGTTCTGGCCGGTGCGTTTGGAGGCCCGGGACCCGCGCTGGTTTCGGTTCGACCGCCGCGATCTGAAGACGCCAATCCTGATCGGTGAAAACGGCCAGGACGAACCGCTGCCGGCCTACAAGTTCATCCATCCCCGGATCCGCGCGAAATCGGGCATCACGCCGCGCTCGGGGATCTGCCGGGCCGTCACCTGGGCGTACCTGTTCAAGATGTACACGCTGCGGGACTGGGCGATCTTCACCCAGACCTATGGCCAGCCGCTGCGCGTGGGCAAGTACCCCATCGGTGCCTCCGAAGATGATCGGAACACGCTGTTCCGGGCGGTGGCGAACATTGCCGGGGACTGTGCCGCGATCATGCCCGAGGGCATGGAGATCGAATTCAAGGAAACCGGCAATGTCGGCGCCTCGGTGGATCTCTACGAGAGCCGGGCCGACTGGCTGGACAAGCAGGTCTCGAAGGCGGTGCTGGGCCAGACCGCGACCACCGACGCCGAGGTCGGCGGGCTGGGCTCCGGCAAGGAGCACCGGATGGTGCAGGAGGACATCGAGCGGGCGGATGCCAAGGCGCTCTCCGGCGCGCTCAACCGCGACCTGGTGCGCCCCTGGGTGGATCTGAACTATCGCGGGCATGGCCGCTACCCCCGGATCGTCATCGCCCGGCCAGAGGCCGAGGACCTTGCCAAGTGGATGCAGACCGTGGGGGAGGCCGTGGATCGCGGGCTGGCCGTGGCAGAGGACGATGTCTATGCCAAGCTCGGCCTGCGCCGGCCTTCTGAAGGGGCCAAAATCCTGCGTCCCGGGGGGCAGAATGCGCCGCAGGCGCCGGGTCAACCGGGGGCGGGGGACGGAAACCCTCCTGAGAGCGCCGTTAAATACCCATTGAATACCCTTGCCGCGCTTTCGGCGGCGGTGGGCCGTGACGACGAGAGAGGCCGCTCAGCGGGCGGCACAGCGCCTCTCGACATCGCGGTCGATCAGCTGGCCGAGGAGGCCGCGCCCGAGATCGAGGCGATGCTGGGGCAGATCGAGGCGATGATCGCGGCGGCGGGGTCTCTTGAAGAGCTGCGCGAGATGATGCTCGGGGCCTTCGACGAGATCCCGACCGAGACGCTTGCCCAGGTTTTGGGTGAGGCCTTTACCGCCATGCACCTGGCCGGCGTCGCAGAAGTCGCGGACGAAGACGATGGCTGACCCGGACCTGCGAGGCACGTTCCGCCGCCCCTTCACCGAACAGGTTGCCGCCTGGCGGCTACGGTTGGGCAACCTGGTGCCCACGGATCGCTGGGATGACATCCGCAAGGACCAGCACAATCGCTCCTTCATGGTGTCGGGTGCCAAGAAGGCGGCGCTGCTGGAGGATTTCGCGGGGGCAATCGGCAAGGCCATCGAACAGGGCACAGGTCTTGACGCCTTCGCCAAGGACTTCCGCAAGATCGTCTCGGATCATGGCTGGCATGGCTGGACCGGCGAGGGCACGGCCAAGGGTGAAATGTGGCGTATCCGCACGATCTACCGGACCAACATGCGCACGACCTACATGGCGGGGCGCTATGCCCAGCTGGTCGAGGGCGGGTTCAAATACTGGATCTATCGCCACGGGGGTTCGGTCGAGCCGCGCCTGCGGCACCTGGGCTGGGACGGTCTGGTGTTGGAGGCGGACCATCCGTTCTGGCAGACGCATTTCCCGCCCAATGGCTGGGGTTGCAGCTGCCGGGTGTTCGGATCCCGCACCCGGGCGGGGGCACGGCGCAAGGGCGGTGATCCGGACAAGGTGTTGCCGGACAACTGGCAGGACCTGGATCCGCGCACCGGGGAGCAGCGCGGGATCGGCAAGGGCTGGGGATATGCGCCCGGTGCCGGTGTTGTCGACACGGTGCGCGTTGGCGCGGAGATGCTGCGGAAGATGCACCCCCGGATTGGCGCCGACTACGGCCAGAGCCTTTCGGGCCTGATTGCCGAGGCCTGGCCGCTGTGGCTGGCGGATGTCTTGGCCGGGGCGCAGAAGCATCCTGCGCTGATCGGTTCGATTGCACCGGCCTTGCAGCGGGAACTTAGGCGCCGGGACGCGGCGCCGGGATCTGCAGAGATCATGATCGGTCACAACGTGATTGTCGGTGCCAAGGCTCGGCGTCACGAAGCTGCCGGCGACGCACTGCGCGAAGAGGACTGGCTATATCTGCCCGCTTTGTTTGCCGAGCCTGATGCGGTCCTGCTGGATGAGCGGTCGGGAATGATCCTGTTTTTGCGCCTCGGAGATGATCGCGTGCCGCAGCTGGCGGTTGCCTTGGACCATCGCCGGAGAAAGGGGGCTACGTTCAACCTGGTCCGATCCGCGTACCGGCCACGCCTGTCCGATATCAAGGCGCGCATCAGGGGCGGGTTGTTGACTGTTCTTCAGGGGGAAGTGTGACGGCGGGAGGCCAGAACAACCCTCCATTTGCAGTACCCTCTCGGATAGCAGACCGGACTCCGAAATTTCCGATGTCACCGTCACGGAAGGTATATAGACATGATCGAGATCGATGTCACCACCGACACGCTGCGCCCGAAACTGGACGAGGCACAGCAGGCTCTCTCCGACCTGACGCCGCTTCTGATAGACATCGGCGACTTGATGGTCGGTCGGACAGAAGACAACTTCATTTCCGGGACAGCGCCCGACGGCACGCCCTGGGCACCGCGCAGCCAGACCACGATTGATGCCTATGCCCGCCGCAAGCCGCCCGTATCTCCGGTCGCCGGTGTGCTTCGGCTGACCGACACGCTGAAACAGAGTATCACCTACGAAGTAGGCTCTGATCACGTCGATTGGGGGCCGAGTTCCGCGACCATCTATGGGGCCGTGATGCAGTTCGGTGCGGCCCAGGGGCAGTTCGGTGCGCGGATCGGCAAGGACAAGAACGGCCGCGACTTCTTCATGACGATCCCTTGGGGTGACATCCCGGCCCGGCCTTTCGTAGGCATCGGTCCAGAGGATGAAAGTGCCATCCTGGAGCTCATTGAAGAGTATCTTGAAGGACTGATCGAAGACTGATCTTCCGCGCAACCTTCCCAATGTAGCGGGGCCGTGTTGACGGGCATTTTGCCCTCATGAACACGCGACCCGATATCTCGTCCTTCGAGGCGGTGGCCCTTTCGCTGGAAGGCGAGGCCCCGCCCGACTGGATCCAGCTCCTGCCCGCGCCAGGCAAGAAGTTCCGCTCCATCGATGGGCGGGGCCCCTGGTTCTACGACAGCGCCGAGGAGCTGATCGCCGCCAGCACCGCCTCCGGTGAGCGGATCTTCATCGACGTGAACCACGCCACCACGCGATCCGCCCCGAAGGGCGGCGATGCGCCGGCCGTGGGTTGGATCGAGGAGCTGCAGGGCCGTCCGGACGGGATCTGGGGCCGCGTGACCTGGAACAGCAAGGGCGCCGAGCTGATGGCCGACCGCGCCTATCACGGCATCTCGCCGGTGATGTCCTTCAACAAGGCCACCGGCAAGGTGGCGCGGATCTTCCACGCCTCCCTGACCAATACCCCCGCCCTGGGTGGGGCCATCGCATCCCTTTCCGAGGAGACAGACGACATGAACATGGCCGCAATCGCGAAGGCCCTGGGCCTCGCGGAAGATGCCGGTGAGGACGCGATCCTCGCCGCCATCTCGAAGCTGAAGAAAGGCGCGGAGAAGCCCGCCGAGCTCTCCACCCTGGCGCTTGCGCTTGGGGCTGAGGAGGGCGCCAGCGTGGCGGAGCTGACCGTCCTGGCCAAGGCGGCCGTGGCGAATGCCGGCGACGCCGACGAGGTGGCCGAACTGACCCAGCAGCTGGGCGATCTGCGTGCCGAGCGGTGGCTGGACCAGAAGGTGGCCGAAGGTCGCGCCATCGATGCGGAGCTGCGCGCGGAACTGTCGGCGCTCTGGATCGACAATCCCGAGCGCGCGGAGAAGCTGGTTAGCCGGCTGCCCAAGCTCTCGCGGACCCACACCGTCAATCCCGTCCCGAAGGGCGAGGCGATCACCGAGTTGAGCGCCGAACATAAGGCCGTCGCCGGCCAACTCGGCCTCGATCCCGCACTTTACCTGGCGCAGCTGCAGGCTGACGTCAGCGAGAAGGAGACTGTCTGATGACTGCTCTGACTGAAGGGCGCCTGACGCCGCGCCGCGGCGGCGACTACATCAGCGGCCTCGTGGCCGCGTCCACCACGCTCTTCGCCGGGGCGCTCGTGATGCGCAATGCCACGGGCTACCTGGTCGAAGGCCAGACCGCCACGGGGCTCGTCGGTGTCGGCGTCGCCGATGCCGAAGCTGACAACTCCGGCGGCGCGGACGGCGACATCAGCGCCCGCGTGCGTCCGGGCATCTTCCGGTTCGCCAACTCGGCCGGCGCGGACGAGATCACCATCGCCGAGATCGGCGACGTAGTCTTTGCCGTGGACGACCAGACCGTCGCCAAGACGGACGGGACCGCGACCCGTTCACCCGCCGGCATCGTCGAAGACGTGGACGCCCAGGGCGTCTGGGTCCGCTTCGACGCTGCCCTGACCGCCGCAGCGGCGGCCTGACAGGAGACCTGAGACATGATCATCACCGCATCTTCGATCCAGGCGCTGCGCGTCGGGTTCCAGACCACCTTCCGTGGCGCGCTCGGCCAGGCGCCGACCATGCGCGACCGTGTCGCGACCACGGTGCGCTCCAGCACGTCCGAAAGCACCTACGGCTGGCTCAAGCAGATGACCGGCATGCGCGAATGGGTTGGCCCGCGCCAGCTCGACGGCATGGCGGAGGCGGGTTACACGATCCGCAACAAGCACTTCGAGAAGACTGTCGAGGTGAACCGCAACGACATCGAGGACGACAACCTCGGGCAATACTCGATGATGTTTGAGCAGCTCGGCACCGCCGCGGGGGCCTATCCCGAAACGCTGGTCTGGGATCTGCTGAAGGCAGGCTTCGTGACCGAGTGCTGGGACGGGCAAAACTTCTTCGACACCGATCACCCGGTCACCGACGAGAAGGGCGACACGGTCACCTTCTCGAACACCGGCGGCGGAGCGGGCACGCCCTGGTTCCTGCTGGCGACCAACCAGTCGGTGAAGCCGATCATTCTGCAGGAGCGGAAGCCGATCACCTTCACCTCCAAGGATCGCGAGCAGGACGACAACGTCTTCCTCAACAACACCTACGTCTACGGTGCCGACTGGCGCGGCAACGTGGGCTACGGCTTTCCGCAGACCGCCTACGGCTCGCAGCAGACGCTGGATGCCTCGGCCTATGCCGCCGCGCGCTCGGCGATCATGGGCTTCAAGGGCGACGGTGGCCGCCCGCTGGGCCTGATGCCGAACCTGTTGGTGGTGCCGCCCTCGCTGGAAAGCGCGGGCCGCAAGATCCTCAACTCCGAGTACGCCTCGGGGGGCGAGACCAACGAGTGGAAAGGCACGGCCGAACTGCTCGTCGTGCCCTGGCTGGCGTGAGGGGGTGAGGCATGACCCGCGAGGAGCTTGACGCGCGCGCCGACGAACTCGGGATCAACACCAACTCGCGATGGAAGGACGAGACGGTGGCCGAGAAGATCGCCGAGGCAGAGGCGGCGCTGGCTGTGAAGGATGCCACGCCGGAAGGGGCCACCGACGGCTCCGGGCCGGTGCAGGGGGCGGGCGAGCGCGCCGCCCCCATCAAATCTTCCGCTCCGGAACAGCCGCCCGAAGGCGTGCTGACCGTCATCGGCCCCAGGAAGGGCCGCTGGCGGGCCGGGCGGCACTTCACGCCCGAGCCGGTTCAGATCCCGCTGGCCAATTTGAGCGACGATGAGATCGCCATGCTGGCCGGCGATCCGAAGCTCACCCTGTCCGGTCTGCCTCAAGACTGACACCGCTCGCCGTGCCGGGGGGCGCGGCGGGCCACTTTCCCGGCGGCTGCGCCCCCGCGCCGCCGGGGCTTTTCATCCCTGTTGAACGGTCCTTCACATGCCCTATTGCACCCAGGCAGATCTCGAAGAGCGCTATGGCACCCAGTTGCTGATCGACCTGACCGACCGGGGCGAGCTGGCCACGGGGACCATCGACGCCGATACGGTGACCCGCGCGATCTCCGAGGCGGACGCGCTGATCGATGGTTACGTCAAGGGCCGCTACACGCTGCCCTTCGCCGTGACGCCGGACCCGATCCCGAAGATCAGCCGCGAGATCGCGATCTACACGCTGCACGTCTACGAGCCGAACGAGAAGATCGTCCGCGACTACAGCCAGGCCATCAAGACGCTGCAGGAGATCGCCAGGGGCAATGTCATCCTGGACGCCGATGGCGTGACCCCGTCTGAAACCGGGGCCGGCGGCGTGCGCGTCAACGACCGCGAGCGGCCCTTCACGCCCGACAACCTCAAGGGCTTCATCTGATGCTGGCCGAGGTCAAGGCGCGCCTGGAGGCGCAGGTTCCGGAGCTGGACGGCCGGGTCGGCCTGGCCGCCGAGTTCACCGCCATCCTGAAGGATGGCCGTGTCCCGAGCGGGGGCGTGAACGCCTATGTCCTGCCCGGCACGACCACGGGTGTGCCCACCCAGACGATGGGCGCGGGTCTCTTCGTCCAGCCGGTTCGGCGCGGCGTCTCCATCGCGACCTTCGTGCAATCGACCGACGCGCGCGGTCAACGCGCCCTGGGCCGTCTCGATGACTTCCTGGCGGATATCCAGACCGCGATATGCGGCTGGGCGCCGGGGGACGAGGTCGGCGTTTTCGAGCTCTCGGCCGAGCGCCCGGCCCCCTCGCAACGTGGCCTCATGGCCTTTGTCACCGAGTTCCGCATCAACGACCAGCTGAGGATCACCACATGACCAGGCTCCCGCAATCCGGAGGCAGCTTCACCCGCACCGAGAAGGGCGGGCTGAAGCAGACCGTCAAGCCCCCCAAACCCGCGCCCCGGCCCGCACCGCCGAAACCGTCCCAACCGGCGCAGCCGGCCAAGAAAGAGGACTGATCCATGCCGATGCACTTCCGTAAAAAGGTCATTCTGGCCAAGATCGAAGACACCTACGGCACCGATCCGACCCCGACCGGCGGGGCCAATGCGATCCTCGCCTCCGAGATCAGCATCCAGCCCATGCAGGGCGCCGATGCCGACCGGGGCCATGACACGCCCTACCTGGGCGCCAACGCGACGATCCCCTACGACCTGCACCAGGTGATCAGCTTCAAGGTCGAGCTGGAACCCTCGGGCACCGCGGGAACCGCCCCCGCCTGGGGGCCGCTCTTGCGCGCCTGTGGCTGTGCCGAGACGATCACACCGGGCACCGACGTGGTCTACAACCCGGTCTCGGACAGTTTCGAGAGCGTCACGCTCTACCTGCACATCGACGGGCATCTCTTCACCCTGACCGGCGCGCGCGGCAACTGCGACATCACGGTCAATGCCAGCGGTATCCCGGTGCTGGAGTTCACCTTCACCGGCCTCTGGACCAAGCCCGCCGCCGGCACGTTGCCCACCCCCGACTACAGCGCCTGGCAGAAGCCGCGCATCGCGTCGAACACCGCCACGCCGCTCTTCACCATCGACAGCGAAGACATGGTGATGCGCAGCTTCAAGCTGGGACTGGGCAACCAGGTGGAAGGGCGGTTCCTGGTGGGCGCCGAGGAGATCGTGATCGTCGACCGGTCCGACATGATCGAATGCCAGGTCGAGGCGGTGGCCGTTGCGACGCTCGATCCCTGGGCGCTGGCTCGCGACCAGACCGCCGTCGCGGTGGCCCTGACCCACGGCACCGGCGCCGGCCGCATCGCCGCGCTCTCGGCCCCGACCTGCCAGGTCCAGCGCCCCGGCAATCCGACCGAGGCGCAGGGCATCATGGAATGGCCGCTCAACCTGGTCCCGCTGCCCGGCTTGGGCAACGACCAGTGGACCCTCACCCTGACCTGACGGAGATCCCGCAATGGCATTTCGTATCGCCGAAGAACGCACCATCACCCGGACTGTCCAGACCGCCGACGGTCAGGACTTCCGCGCCGTGTTCGTCATCCTGCCCGACGAGGAGATGGGCGCGGCCAGCGCGGGGGGCATCGAGGGCGAGAAGGCCGTCATGCGCAAGATCATCCGGCGCCTCGACGACATCGAGGGCGCGGACAAGAAGCCGATCCCGCATTCGCCGGAGCTGCTGGAACAGGTGATCGGCTTTGCCGACCTGCGGATCGCGCTCCTGCGGGCCTACAACGAAGGCCGTATCGAGGCCCGCCAGGGAAACTGAGATGGGCCGGGCGAGCGCTGATCGAGGGGCACTTCTCGGACCAGTCCGGCCCGGCCCGCCAGGTCGACCAGGACGCGGCCTTCTGGGGCATCCCGCCCGAGCTCTTACGGGCGGAGGACGCCGAGGAGGCGCTCTGGCCCGAGCATGTCGCCGCGCTGGAGGCCTTTGCCGTGGTCAGCACCCAGTGGCGGATAGAGCCGCGCTTTGGCGCCGCGACCCGCTGGCTGGGCCTGGACTACGCCGCCGCCGAGGCCGGACTGCGCCTGGCGGGGATCGAGGTCACGCCCGGCCTCTGGGCGGACATCCGGCAGATCGAGCAGGGCGCCAAAGCGGCCTTGAACGGGGATTGAACGGGGGGTGACATGACGCTGAACATGCATGCGCGCCTCACGGCCGACGGCAAGCAGGCGCAGGCGGAACTGGCAAAGACGGGCGAGGGCGCGCGCGGGCTGAAGACCGAGGTCGACGCCCTGGGGCAAAGCGGCCAGGAGGCCTCGGCCGACTTCGTGGCCCTGCAGAAGCAGCTGGAGGCCTACAAGGTCGACCTGGTCAACCTGCGCAACGAGCACGCGGCGGCGAAGAAGCAGATCGACGGGCTGCGCGGCGAGCTGACCAAGCTCAAGACAAAGGCCAACGAGACCAAGGCGCCTTTCAACAGCGCTGCAGGCTCCGTGGGGAACCTGACCTCGCAGTTCAACGACATCGGTGTCATGCTCGCGGCCGGTCAGAACCCCCTGCAGCTGGCGATCCAGCAGGGCACGCAGATCGGGCAGGTGTTCCAGCAGAGCGGGGCCAAGGGCAAGGATGCCTTCAAGCTCTTGTTGCAGGGCGCCACGGCGATGATCAGCCCGATCAACCTGATCACCATCGGCACCATTGCGATGGGCGGGGCGCTGGTAAACTGGCTTAGCCGTAGCTCGGAAGAAGCCGAGAACGTAGAGGACGTCCTTGAGCGGCTTTCTGGCGGTGTTGATGCCTTGCGACAGAGCGCGTCCCTGAGCGCATCCGAGATCGTCGAACAGTTCGGTAGTATCAATCCTGAATTGGCCAGGATGCTGGCTCAGATCCGCGATCGGGGGTTGTCTGCCGTCGAGGCAGACGCGCGGGCTGCAGCTCAGGCATTGATCCGCGAGTCGGGCGGTCTTGCGTTGGAGATATCTCGGATCGTGAGGCGATCCGGAGATGCAGAAGGGCGGAGGCTAATCCAGGAAGCCCTGGGCGATCTTTACAATGCTGGGACTGTCGATGACCAGGTACGGGCCGTCGAGAACCTGAAGCGCGTTGTCGATAGCGTTTCCGTTGGGGTGGCGGGTGCTCGTGACAAGCAGAAGGAGTTCCTGGACGCGGTTCTCGATACCGAACGGGAACTGCGGCGCGCGCAACAGGCCGGGAACGCTGTTGTGGACGTCTTGCGAGACGGCTGGTCCGGAGCGGTAGAGCGTGTCGAGGAGTATGCCCGTCTGCGCATCGAAGCCTGGCAGTCGGGCCAGGCGATGCTTGCAACTCTGCAAGAGGAAAATCACCTCCGAGCCACAGCGCTGACCTTTGGCCAAGACAGTGTTGAGTTGGCAGAGGCCCGCGCGGCTGCGGAGCGCCGGGCATTCGACGAGGTCCTGGCCGGGCTGGATGTTTCCGCCGATCTCAAGGACGAGATGCGGCTTGCCTTCGAGCACGGGCAGGCGCTCTCGCGTATCGAGCTGGCGGGCGGGATTGGCCGTGCCGCCGATGAAGCCACGCGCCTCGCCAGCGAACTCGGCCGCGCTTTGAATGCGGCGATTTCCCTGTCTGCCCAGGGCGTCGCCGACATGCGGACAGCGGAGATCAACTGGGAGTTCCGCGACGATCCCGTCGGCCGGGCAGGTGCCCTGGCGGGTGAACGCTTCGACGCTGATGTCGGCGACACTGCGCAGCTGGATACCCTTGCTCAGGACTTTCTTGCAAAAGAGCGCGCGGAGTATGTCGCCAACGCCGAGGCCATCGAGGAATTGCGGCAGAAGACCATCGCCTGGAGGAAGGAACAGGCCAATGCCGGGCGGGCTGCAAGCGGCGCGGCCAAAGCCACCGACAAACAGCGAAAAGCCGTCAAGGATCTGATCGCCGACAAGCGGGACGAGCTGGCCCTCCTGCGTGAGAGCGACCCGATCCAGCAGGAGATGATCCGCCTGCGCGAGGACCTGGCCGGGGCGACGGAAGGAGAGCGGCGGGCGGTGGCGGGGCTGATCGCCTCGATCCAGGCAGAAGAACTGGCCAAGGCGCAGGCGGCGGAGACCTCGGAGTTCTTCCGCAGCAGCATGGCCGACCTGATCCCGGACCTGGTGCGCGGCGGGGACGATGCGGCCTCGGCCTGGCAGCGCTTTGCCCGGTCGCTGGAGGAGGCGGCCTGGCAGGCGCTGCTGCTGGGGGAAGGCCCGCTGATGGGGCTGGTCGGGACGCTCTTCGGCATCACCGGCGGCGGTGGCGGCGGGCTGCTGGGCTGGGTCGGCGGGCTGTTGGGATTTGCCGATGGCGGGATGCACTATGGTCGTGGCGGCCCGCGCGCGGACAAGGAGCTGGTCCGCGTCAGTCCAGGCGAGTTCACGGTCAATGCCGAGGGCACACAGCGCCACCGCCCGCTGCTGGAGGCGATCAATGCCGGCGCGCCGATCCCCGGCTTTGCCTCGGGGGGCGCGCATGGCGGCGGCAGCTACGCTGCGCCCGCGCCCCGGGTGAGCCTCAACCTCTACGACCAGACCAGCCGGGGCATCCGCCTGGAACAGGTGGAAGAGACCGGCCCCGACGGGTCGCGCCAGACTGCCTTCGTCGCCTCCGACATGGTCAACGACGCCATGAACCTGCCGGGCGGCAAGGCCCGCCGCTCCTTGCGCCGCAAGGGGCTGCGCGAACCGCTGGTGCGCACATGACGGTCCCGACCTGGCCCAGCGAGCTGCCCCGGCCCCTGCGCAGCGGCTACGGCAAGACGCGGCAGGACAACCGCCGTCGCCGCGCCGCCGAACACGGCGTGCCGCGCTATGCCCGCCGCTATTCCGGGGTGCCCGCGCTGCTGCAGCTGAAGCTGGTGCTGGATCCCGAGCAGCAGGGCATCCTCGACCGGTTCTTCCGGGCGGATCTGGTCACCGGGACCTTGCCGTTCTGGATGCCGGACCCGCGCCTCGACGGGATGCCGCTGCTCGATACCGACGGCACGCCGCTGCTCTTCGAGGACGATACGCCGATCCTGGGTGAGCGCGTGATGCTCTGCCTCTGGGGCGAAGACCCCCCGCTTGAAGGCCCCGTGCGCGGGACCTCCATCGACTATTCCTTCACCGTCTACGACCTGCCATGAGCCGCGCTGTTTCCATCACCGCCCGCCGCCACGGTGAGGCCCGCAACTCCGCCGAGGTCGAGGTGCTGCTGATGCAGTTCGAGCACGCGGATCTCGACGCGCCGATCCGCATCTCTTCGGATGCGACGCGGCTCTCGGTCGAGCCGCTGCTCTACGGCACCCGGTCGACCTGGAACGGCGCCGACCCCGCAACCGAGCCTTACGAGTTCGCCTTCGCCAGCTACCAGGTGCCCGGGGACCAGGAGGATGCGCCGGCGGCCGCCCGCGTCATCCTCGATCTCTTCGACGACACCCTGGTCAAGAAGCTGCGCGCGACGATCACGCCGGCCACGGCCCACCTGGCGGTGGTCTATGCCTCCTCGCCGGACACGGTCGAGATCGAGTACCGGGGCCTGGAGGTCTCGGACATCTCCTACGGCGATCAGCTGGTCATCACCTCCGCCCGCCGGGCCATCGAGGAGCGCGGCGTCCCGCGTGACCTGATGACCAAGGACCGCTTCCCGGGGTTGTTCCGATGAAGGGAGAAATGACATGGCCAAAAGCCCGACCAATTGGATCGAGATCGAGCCGGATACAGAGTATGTCCGCGCAGTCTTCAGGTTTCAGTACTGGGCGCTCGACACGAGCCGCGACTTCAAACCAGATGTGCCCGAAGGCGTTGTGCAAGTTCTCGCGCCTGTTCCTTCGTGATCATGAAGACCTCGGGAACACCACCGCAAAGGAACTGAACCCCGATCTCGTCTCGACCTTCAGCGACGCCGACGCCAACCTGTTGGACGACCCGCGCGGAAGCGACCTTCTGGTCGAATTCCCCATTCATGTTGGACCCGCCAGCCTTTCGTCTCTGATCCTCTGCAGCAGCTGCAAACTGGCGAATTCGGTCTTGGAAGATCTGCAGCATGTCTGCCGGAACCATGACACTCCTGGTGCCGTCCGTGGTGCCAATGTCGATGAAGGCAAAGCCGCCATCGGCAGTGATGCGCGCGCTCAAGTTGCCGTCGAAGTGGGGCGGGGGATCTCTGTCCATGCTCGTTCCTCTTTGTCTTCGTTCCACCACGAGTGGACGGAGGATCGGGATGCCATTCAAGGATTCGTTTCATGAGCTGCTGGTCGCTGCGATACCTCGGGATCCCGCAACGGGACCACGGGCGCACGCCCGAGGGCGCCGATTGCTGGGGGCTGGTGCGCCTGGTCTATGCTGGCGAGCTGGGGATCGACCTGCCCAGCTACACCGATGTCTGCCCGGACCTGGCGGAACGCGCCGAGCTGGGGGCGCTGATCACGGGAGAGCGTGACGCGGGGCCGTGGCGCGAGGTCGTGGAGGTGCAGCCCTTCGACGTCCTGCTGTTCCGCATCGGCCCCCATGCGACCCATGTTGCCGTCGCCGTCGATGACCGCGATATGCTGCACGTTCACGGCCATAGCGAGAGCTGCATCGTCCCGATCCGGGACCCGATGTGGCGCAAGCGGCTGGTCGGGGTCTACCGCTACGCCCGGCCCGCTCCGGTACATGTGATCGCGGCGCGCGGTATGCTGCCCGACCAGATGCGCCGGAGCTTCGATCTGGCGCCCACGCTGACCATCGCCGAGATCGTCGACCGGGTGTTCCCCGGCGCGCCCGAAAGCGTGCTGAGCCGGGTCCGGGTGACGATGGCGCGGGGGCGGGAATGGCGCCCGGTCCCGCGCGCCTGGTGGCCGCGTGTCACGCCGCATGCCGGCACCCATGTGGCCCTGCGCCTGGTGCCTGGTGACCCCTTCGGCATCGCGATCAACGCGGCGTTGTGGTTGTCGAGCTTTGGCCTGGCCACGCCCGTGGTCAATATCCTGGCCTATGGCGGCGCCCTGGCCGTCACGGCGCTGGGGGTGGCGGCGCTGAACTCGCTGATCCAGTTGCCGCAGTCGCCGGAGGGTCCGGGGGATCCCGAGACCGACTACGCGATCCAGGGCTGGCGCAACCAGGCGATCCCGGGCGAGCCGGTTCCGATGCCGATGGGCCGGATCCGGGTCGCGCCGGTCTTTGCCATGCAGCCCTACCAGCAGATCGTCGGCGACGATCAGTATGTGCGGGCGCTGTTCCTCTTCGGCTATGGCCGTCTGGACATCTCCGACATCCGCATCGGCGATACGCCGATCACCGAGTTCAGCGACATCGAGTACGAGCTGCGCGAGGGGGCGGAGGACGACGATCCGGTGACCATCACGTCGATCCAGGTGATCGAGCAGCCCGAACAGATCGAGCTGGTCCATGACTACGGGCGCGACGCCGAGGGCAACCCGGACAAGGGGGCGGGGCTGATCGAGACGCCGGTGATCCGCCGCCTGGCCGCCAACGCGGTGCGCGGCGGGATCGTGCTGAACTTCCCCGGCGGTCTCTACCGCTTCGACGTGAACTCGGAGGAGAACAAACGGCATACGGTGACCTTCCGGCTCGACCAGCGCGAGGTCGGGGCGGGGACCTGGACCGAGGTGGCCGAGCTGGAATACTCTGCCGCCAGCGCCAAGCCGTTCCGCCGGCAGTACACCTGGGCGCTGCCGTCGCGCGGGGACTGGGAGATCCGCCTGACGCGGACCTCCTCCAGCGAAGACCATTCGAGGATCTCCCGCACGGTCTACCTGGCGGCCGTGCAGGGCTACCGGCCGGAGTACCCGGTCAACCTGGACCGCATGGGCGCGCCGCTGGCCATGCTCTCGGTGAAGATCCGGGCGACGCACCAGCTCTCGGGCACGCTGGACGATCTCAATGCCCTGGTGCAGCGCTACGCGCCGGACTGGGACGGCGAGACCTGGAGCGAGGCGCTGACCCGGAACCCGGCCTCGGCCTATCTCATGGCACTGCAGGGGCCGGACAATCCCGAGCCGGTTGCCGACGCGGAGATCGACTGGGAGGCGCTGGCCGACTGGCACAGCTTCTGCGTGGACAAGGGCCTGCACTACGACCGCGACCAGCGGCGCTGGGAAAGCCTGCTGGACCGGCTGACCGCCATCGCCGCCGCCGGCCGGGCCAGCCCCTGGCACGATGGGTCCAGGTGGTCGGTGATCATCGACCGCCAGCCGCCCCGCGAGCGGACCCATATCGCGCCGCGCAACAGCCGCAACTTCCAGGGGCAGCGCAGCTTCCTGCGCACGCCCGATGCGGTGAGGGTCCACTTCAAGGACGAGGACAACGACTATCTCGACGGCGAGATCGTGGTGCCCTGGCCGGGCAAGAGCGCGCCTTATGACCTGGTCGAGGAATGGCAGAAGCCGGGCAAGACCAATGCCACCGAGATCGCCCGCGAGATCTACCGCGACATGCTGGTGGTCGAGCATCGGCGCGACCGCTGGACCGTCGAACGCGACGGCGCGGTGCGGGTGGAGACACGGGGCGATCATGTCTGGCTGACGCATCCGGTGCTGGACAGCACCCAGGCCTCGGCGCGGGTGCTCTCGGTCCAGGACAACCTGGTCATCCTCGACGAGACGGTGACGATGGAGGCGGGGCAGGGCTACGCGATCCGCTTCCTGGACTTCGACGAGGAGGATCCGGTCGGGCAGTCGGTCCTGAGCGCCGTACAGACCGTCCCCGGAGAAACCCGCACCCTGCGTGTCACCGGCACGGAGGTGCCCGAGGCCGGTGCCATGATCCTCTTCGGCCCGGCCTCGGACGTCTCCGAGCGGGCGCTGGTGCTGGACATCGAACCCGGCGAGGATTTCTGGGCCACGCTGACGCTGACCAATGCCGCGCCCGAGATCGATGATCTGACCGATGCCTATGTGCCCGAGACCTGGTCCCCCATCGTCGGGCAGATCGTGGATGTGGGCATCGACCCGCTGGCGCCGGTCTTCGCGGGGATCGAGACCACCGCCGCGACCGGCGTCTATGGCACCGACGCGCGGGCCGTGCAGGTCACCCTGGCGACGGCCCCCGACGACCGGGCGCTGATCGCCTCCTTCGAGCTGGACCACCGGCTGCAGGGGGCGGGGAGCTGGACCACGGTGGCGACGGCGCTCTCGGCGGAGCTGGACTACGACCAGGACGACGTGGTCGAACTGCGGGCGCGGGCGCTCGACTTCGATGGCGACTGGGGCGCCTATACCGCCACCGCGACCGTCACTGTCGGCGCGGACCTGGGCGCCCTGCCGGAGGAGATCGATCTGGAGGCCGTCACCGTGTCCGCCGGCCTGGGCGTGACGCAGATCACCGTGGCGGTGGGCGATCTGAACACCGCGAGCGTGCAGATCTTCCGCACGGCCACAGGCGACAGCTTCGACCCGGTCGCGGATGTCCTCGGCGGGCCGGAGACCGAGACGGAGGAGGACTTCCTCGGCCAGCCGGTGCCCTCGGGCCAGCCCGTCACCTTCACCGATGGCGACAGCACGCGCACCGATCTGCTGGCCGCGACCTACACCGCCGGTGGCGGCTGGGGCGGCACCTCGCTGCCCGCCAGCCACACACCCGGAGCGGCCAGCACGCTGTCGCAGGCGCTGAGCCTCACGGCGGGCGAGACCTACCGGGGGCAGGTCACGATCTCGGGCCGGACGGCCGGGTCCGTCACCCTGCAGCTGGCCGGCACGACCGACGTGCCCAGCAGCGCGATCAGCGACAACGGCCAGGCGCTCTTCAGCCTCGATGCCGTCACCGGCAACGACCGGATCGAACTCGTCGCCACCAGCGACTTCGATGGCACGGTCGAGAGCCTGACCCTGATCCGCGAGACCGCCGCAAGCGCCCCGCAAGGGACCTTCGACTACCGCTTCGCAGCCCTGAACGGCGACGGCATCGGCTCGGCCGTGTCGGACGCCATCACCGTCACCATCATCTGAGGCCCCACATGAGCACAGGCATACGTATTTCCGACAAGGATGCCCTCGCAGGTTTCGACTACGTCTTCGCCCTCCACAACGGATCCACCGGGCCATTGTCCTCGACGGCCCTGGCTACGGCACTCGCGGCCTCCGGGGCGGTGGCGGATGCGATTGCGGCCACGGCATCCGTCGCCGATCTGACGGCCCTGGACGACGAACTGACAGCGGCGATTGACGCCCTCGACATCCGCGTGACCACGAACGAGACGGACAAGGCGGACACCTCCGTCACCGACGCGCTGGATACACGCCTGGACGCGGTGGAGGCCGCGCAGACCTCGGGCGGTATCGACCGCGATCCCGTCGCCGCCTGGGCCGGATCGAACATCACGTTGAGCGGCACGCAGACCGTGGACGGTGTGACCCTGTCAAACGGGGACCGGGTAGGTGTCGGCGGGCAGAGCGATGCCAGCGAAAACGGCGTCTATGCCTACAATGACAGCGGCGCATGGACGCGCGTCACGGACATGGACGCCTCGGGCGAAATCCCGCTCTCCACGGTTTTTGTCACGGGCGGCGCCACCTATGGCGGGTACAGCTACCGGTTTTCGGTCGCGGATGCGGGCACCTTCACGCTCGACACGGACGCGATCACGGCGACGCAGGTCGGGGATGGGGGCGCGCTACAGGATCAGATTGATGCTATCGACACGAGGGTCGAGACC